CCGTAATATTCCTCCGCTAACTCTGCATTTCTCACGCAATGTTCAAAGTAGCTAATAATTTCCGATTTGCTCATCGTCATGACCTCCAAAAAATCATCACTGCTATTGCCACGACAATGATGCTAAAAATGCCCCTAAACAGTGCGATCTCTGCCATAGCCTTAATCACTTCCATTTACGACCACCTTCATGCCCAGCCACTCCACAAGGCACTCCTTACAATGCGCATTCGGGTGAACGCAAGTATCGAATGGGCAGTTTAAATAGTTCCACAGTTCCTCATTGCTCATACTCCGCAACCTGCCACCATTTGTCTCTGGGGATACGCGAGTCTCACCCGCCTCTGAGTCCAAATCCATCTTATCGCCGCACTGCGGGCAATAGCTCTCTGCCACAGCCGTTCTTCGGCCGCATTTTTTATGGACGAAAAAACGTCGTGTGGAATAAATTGGCTCTCCCTCTTCGTCCATCCCGATGTATGCTGAAGTGATAAATTGCTCCCAGCGTCCATGTTTTACCAAGCCGACATTTGCTGTTGGCGCATTGTCAGCAACTGTCTTTTCATTCATCTCTCATGCCTCCTATTCCGTTTCACCTGATCCAGATACCATCTTTGGTATCGCCCGTGGCTGGCCGTGTAAGGCCGCATCCGGGACTTGGAGTCCTCCTGCTTGCGCCGGTTTAGATCGTCCATCTCCGCCCGCTCTGCCTCATAGGCGGGGCAGTGACCGTGGCAGAAGGGGTCGATCCCGTGTTTGTCACACTGCTGACACTGCTTCATAGCACCCCCGCCTTCCTGAGGCTCCGCCGCCATTCCGGCTCCAGCCGATCCTGCCGGGCCATCCAAAGCACGGCTTTTCTCAGTTCCGCCTTTCGGATCCCGTCCAGGCTTTCCGCCTGGCAAACCGCTTTGATGGCTGCCATCTTCTCGGTGGCCGTATAGCGGTTGCTGTCGATCTCCGCCACAATGCGGAGGGCTTTGCTATATTTCATGGCGCATCGACCTCCTTTTGTGCCTCACAGATAAAGGATCAATCCATCTTCATCGGACTTCTCATCCCGCACACCCGCAATCTCTGCACCGCAGGCCGCATAGCCCGCCAGATCGACGAAGCTGTCCTCCGTGCCGGTACCGGACTTAATCCGGGCCACTTTGAGGAGGGCCATCATCATCGCCACATCAATGGGCGTGTAAGTGTGCCCCGTATAGGCACTCCACAGGGCGGCGATCCGCTGAAAGTTGTTCTCCGGGGTGCCATAATCCTGTTCACGCCCGCCGCAGACGCATTCCTTCGCCCGGCCCAGGCATTCTTCTCGAGTCATGTATTTACCTCCGTTCCGCAGAAGATGCAGGTGGAACCGCCCTCGGGGATCTTTCTCCCACAGCTGGGGCAGCGCAGCAAAACGGTGGTGTCTGCGCCATGCTCCCGGTATTCCCGCTCGACTTCTGCCATATTGTTTTCCATCTGTTTAAAGTAGCTGTCCTTCAGTTCGATGCCGATTCCCCGCCGCCCCATCTGCACCGCCTGATAAGGGACAGAGCCGATTCCGGCAAATGGATCCAACACGATGTCATTGGGGTTCGTCCACAGGTCAATCCCCCGCTGAATCACGTCCAATTGCAAAGGGCAGATATGCTTTTCGTCCTTCTCGTCCCGGGCGGACTTCCGCTGTAGGGTGTTGCTCTGCCGGATGTCCATCCACACCGGAGAGGCGTATCGTTGCCACACGTTCACCGGGAAGGTTTCATGGGAGTGCGGGATAGGCTCCGGATTTTCCCCCGGCCGCCGAAAGGTGACCAGGTAATCCGGCAAGCCCTGCCTGCACATGGCACTGTCCTTCCTGATCTGCTTGTGCAGCAGCCCCAGGGCCTTCGTCCGCTGCATCTCGGTAACCGGATTTTTCCAGATGCAAACCTCGCTGTGGAAGATAAAGCCCGCATCCACAAACTGCCGGATGATGTCTCCCCGGAAATCCTTTACCCCGATAAAACCGTCTCGGCTCTTCATGGCCGGAAGGTTCATGCAGTGGACAGACACCAGCCTGCCCGGCATAATGACCCGGAACAGGTCATGGATCAAGTAGTTAAAATGCTGTTGAAATTCTTCGTTGTCCCGGCTGTTTCCCATATCTCTGTCGCTGCTGGAATAAGTATAGAGTGAGGCAAAAGGCGGGGAAAAGATGGCATAGTGAATGCTGCTGTCCGGCAATCCTTTTACAACTTCCACGCAGTCCCCTTGGTACAACGCATACCGTTGATCCACTTTCTGATTAAGCACATTCATCTTGCATTTCCTCCCAATTCGGCAAAATCATCTTGGTGTCCGGCTCATAGGGCGTAGAGAGTCTGCACGTGGTTTTCAGTTCCTTTTTCGTGATCTCCTTCGTTTGCTCCACCATAGCCGCTCGCATTTTCCGACTGTCCGCTTCCTTTCGGGCAATGTTCTCTTTCACGGTGCCTTCTCTCGCGCTGATTACCAGATACACGTCCACCGGTTGGTGTTGTCCAAATCTCCAGCAACGCCGAATTGCCTGATAATACTGCTCATAGCTGTCGGACAGGCCTACAAAGATCATGTTGTGACACTGCTGCCAGTTCATACCAAACCCGGCAATGGAGGGCTTTGTCACCAGGGCGCGATATGCTCCGATGGAAAAACCCAACATCCGATCTGACTTGGCAGAAGCCTTGTCCGATCCCTTCACCTCGACGGATGACCGGATCATGCCGTGCAGGGTGTCACTCTCCGCATTGAGGTCACACCACACAAGCCACTGCTCATCCGAGTTATTGACCATCTGGGCCGCCGCCTCACAGCGTTGGAGCAGCGTGTCCCGTCTGGCCTGGCGACGCTGGGTTAGGGTCATGGTCTCTGTGATGGGTTCGCCCCCGTCTGCAATGATCTCATGGATTCGCAGCTCCGGGAGGTCGTATCCAGCGATGTCATACCCCAAATCGTGGGGGGACTCCATGACCACCGCCCAGGAGCCCATCCACTGCCAAAACACATCCTGGGCATGGCCTTTCAGCCGCCATTTCGAGGTCTGTCCTCCGTCGTGGACAAAAAACATGGCCAGCATCTCCGTGTAGCTCATGATCCCTAAAAATTCTGCATGGTTGCCCAGTTCCATATAGTCGTTGGGTGCGGGGGTAGCAGTGCACGCCAGCCGAAACGGTGTGGTGCTGAAAAAGTCGATGATCCGATTTCTCACTTTCCCGCTGAACGACTTGAGAATACTGGACTCATCCAGCACAACGGCTGTAAACGCGGCCCCTTCAAATTTGCCCAGCTTCTCATAGTTCGTGATGTTGATTCCTGGTTGCAGATCCTCCGCTGTCTCGCACAAGTGGACTTGGATACCAAACTTCATCCCCTCAGATACGGTTTGTGACGCTACTGCCAAGGGGGCCAGGATCAGGGCCATTCCCCCTCGGGCCTTGATAATTTGATCCGCCCACTCCAGCTGCATCGGCGTTTTTCCCATACCACAGTCGGCAAATATCGCCGCTCTGCCCTTTGCGAGTGCCCAGCGGACGATGTCTCGCTGAAAGGAGTAGAGCATTGGATTCAGTTCCGAAGCATCTACTTGGATGCTGTCCGTGTGCAGTGCGGAAACTGCTTTTTGGTTAATAAAATCTTGGTACTCTGTCATTTACTGCCTCCATTTTTACAGCGTGGTCATCCCAATACTCAGACGCTCCGATTTTTCTGGGATCTGTCCCCCACGCCTTGATCCACGACGGAAGATTTTCGTTCACGGCGTCGAAATGCAAACCCCACTCCGCCGCCGCACTCACCGCCTGATCCAGCAACGCACCTTCCCTGCACGTCCACAGGATCAATTCTGCACCGTTTTTCTGCTCCTCCAAAGCCCGATAGATCACCGGCCAGTTTGGGGCTCCAATCTGAGGCCATGCGTTTTCGCACAGGCATCCGTCAAAGTCAATGGCGATTGCACGGGTCACTTTAGCCCCTCCCAAATATCCCCGAACAGCTCAGGCATCCGGGTTTCACAGGCCTCCAGCAGCTTTAGTGCCACCTCCCGCATCTGAGGGTGCGCCGCGGAAGAACAGCGGAGCCGCAGGAAATGCCGCCACTCCCGGATGTTGGCGGTCATCACCACCTCGGTTTTTAGGCTGTTGGGCAGAACCGCCCGCGCCTCCTGGGGTGTGCAGCCCCAGTCCAGCAGGGAGAAGTAGGCATCCTCCGAGGCCTCACAGGCTTTGCGCCAAGCGGCGTATGCGTCTGTTCCCTCTTCCAGGTAACAGGGATTGATCACTGTGATTTCGCTACCAAACCTACCTTTTCCGTAGTTACAATACCGG